AATCCATGCAATGCTCCTTTAGAACCTCTACTTTCATCAACAGTTCCTGATATATCATAACTATCACAACCAAATGCACCGCAATGTTCATTGCCTGGATATTTAACTCCATTCTTTATAATCGCGCGGTTTTGTAGATTTAGCGGTGGAACCCAAGAAATTAAGAATCTACCATCTTTATTTGGCACAAACATCACTTTACTATCTTGTATACCATTCTCCCATTGAAAGCTACCTTGTGTTAAAACATTTGAGTTTCTTAGATCATCATTATAATCTATTTGCTCATATATTTTTGTAAGATTAAATAAAGATTGTTTTGCTTCATCTCTGAATGCGTGTTGTTCTGTTCTTGGAAACTGTCTGTAGTATTCATTTAAAGCATCTTGATCTGATTTCAAACCATCAACCTCATTTTGCCAATGTTCAATAACTCCATAATCAATCCACATATCATCAACTCCTTTAACAGGTTCTTCCGGCGTTAAGAAAACAGGCATACCATATTTATTCATGAAACCCTCAAAGTTCCATTCCATTGGTATAAATAAAGAATATAATCCAGAACTAGTTTGACCGTTACGGTTACGTTTAGTTACATCTGAATTATAATATAATTTTTTAAAGTTGTCTCCTCCTTTATCTAAAGCATTTGAAGTAGAACCCATCATACATTTACCAACAATCTTACTACCTAATCTTACACAGGTTTTTGTAATACGCCAGTTATTTAAAATGTTATCAGGTCTTTCCCATTTACCACTTTCATCATGAACTAATAATCTTAACTTTTCACCATCATAGCTATTGTCTCCAGTATTCTTCCAGTCAATCGTGGTATCTAATCCTTCAAGCTCTTCTAATTGCTCTTGAGCATCTAATTTTCTTCTTGTTAATTTTGATGCAGGTATTCTATAAGCTAATTCTGTTTTTGGACGGTCCATACCGTCTTGAATTGGTTTAAAGAAAAAAGGGTAGTTAATCGATATAGGTACAACCTTATCTGTAAACATCTTTTTTGCATCGGCTCCTGACTTAGATAGTATTCCATATCTTGTATCAGAACTTAATGTAGCTTGGTTAACTAATTCAGCGGAAGACATAAATGAAAATCCTGAACGTCTATTCTTTAAATAGCACATACCATAACATCTATTGTCTGCTTTACAAGCTTCCCAAAATATGAAGAACACTCTATTTGATTCACGAAAATCTGGTGCTCCAACATCAATCTTACTCCATTGTAAATACATATAATGTGTACCTGTCATATAAGTAGGTACACCATTGTTGTAAAAAGAAAAACCTTCTTCTCTGTATTTAAACTCTGCGTCAATAAAGTCATACCAATTTTCTTTGAATTTATCTGGATATTTATTCCAATCAAATACACTTTTGATACGTTCAAGCTCTTTTGGATATTTAGCTTGCTCCCAATATTGTTCTTCTTTTTTATTAGATCTTTTGTAAGCATTGTCAATATAAGGTAATGCAATCTTTAAATTTTGTATTTCTACAATCTCTCCAATCTTACCTGTCTTGCTTATGACAATTACATCATGATCTTTATTATATCCGTATTCCCACTTCTTACTTTTATTAAGTCTACTTATAATAGAAGGCTTAATATGATTATCTAAAGTGGTTATTAAACTTTGTTCGTACATTATTTAGATCTCCCTTCCGCGAAACCTTTCCAAACTTTACTTGCTTTTTCGCTTGATTCTTGTATATCTAATTTTTGTCTTTCTTCCTCAATACGATTAAGTATTTCAAAAGCATCGAAGATAGCTAACTTTTTTGTTGCTGCAGCATTTTTTAATTTGTCTGCGGCTAAATCCTCTTCTCCATTATCTAAGATAGCTTCTTCAGCAACCTTAATTAACTCCAATACCGCTTTGTGCCCAGCTTGGATTATATTCTGTTTCGTCTCCTCTATATTCATATTTAATTACAATATCATTAGATTTCATACAGTATAATCGTTTACCTTCTATAATAAATTCAAATTCTCCGTATGGTTTATATCCTACTAAGTCACCTGGTACTATTTTCGCTTCATTTAAGGAGTTATTACCGTATTTTAGTATTCCAATAAGTCTTTGCTCTTTTTCTAAGCTAAAACTGTTATTATTTTTTATAGGTTGTACAAAGCAACGATCGCCAAAAGCTTTCCATTTGCCCGTATCACCATATAAATATATTTGATCAATGTCTACAAAATATCTGTCTTCGTTAAAGTATGATCTACTGTTTTTTGATTTACCCTTCATATCATAAAATCTTCTAAAAACATTATGATGTATTATTACTTTGTCACCAACTTTAATATCAGTTGTTCCGAATAAAGGTACAGCTAAAACCTCAGCTATATTATTAACAGCTTTAAAAGATTCAATCGATGTATTCACAATTAAATTTTTATCACCAACTTTAACTGTATTGTCATACCTATTACCTACAGGTTTAACAATAAAGCTAAATGCACTTTGCATTAGTATTCTAAATCAAATTCTATTGATATTGCCATATTACTATTGAACTTCTTCCAAGGCATAACTTCATCATTCTTCTTTATAAAAATATTGTATGAGTTATCTTCTTCCTCAAATAGTATATGGGAGATTTTATGTCCCCCGTATACTTCTTGATGTACTGAATAGTGCATGGCGTTTTCTTTATAATCCGCTCCAATACTTATTTTTCTAATGACATTAGCCATTATTTTCTTCCTTTTCGATTTCAGTATAACTACCGTCTTCTAGGTTAATATTTACAGCGCCATATTCAGATTCTAGTACTGCTTTAAAATCCTCAACTTCTTTGTTAACTTCAGCAACCTGATGCAATAACGAATGTTTTTGTGTTTCTAAAACACCGACGTTCGTTAATAACGCATTCAATTCTTTTTGTTGAGTAATGATTTTTTCTAATTGTTCTTTCTTAATTGTTTTTGTTTTTGCTTTTTTCATTTTACTTGATTTAATTGTTAATATTAGTAGCAACGTACTGGAGTCGAACCAGTTTAAGCGGGCTTATGAGACCCGTGAGATACCTTACCTCCCACCTGCTATTTATTAATATAATATAACTATATTATCGGTTGTTGTTGGAATACCTGATCCGTTATCAGACCAAACATTTGTTACTATTACTGGAAAAATACCAATTGGCACATTTTTAAATAAAGTTGTATTATTAACTCCATCTTCATTTCCACCAACTACTGTAGCTACTAAATCTCCTGAAGTACCAATATACAACATACCTGGAGCAAGTCTTTGACCTGAATCTACATTATCAGCTGTGCCTGTAGGCGTTATTTTTCTTGCGCTTGTTCCAAAATCTGGTTGATTACCGTATTGTCCCATAATTTATTTTTTAAATATTTTATTGTATAAACTTTGTTTTTTTATTGGTACTTCTAAAACAACACTTCCAGGGAAGTTATAATTATTCCCTGGTTGCATTACTTTTTTATTACCTTTATTATCTATGCCTAATACCGGAAAATCTACACCTTCCATTGTTATATCTCCGCTTGGTATAATATTATATGCTCTGTTTTTATCAGGACTATTTCTTTTATAACCTTTTGTAGATATATTTTTCATTTAGCATTTTTTCTTTTTCATTTGTTTCATTGGAGATTTCTTAGCAGCTTTAGGAGCAACTTTTTCGTCTTTCATAACTGTAGCTGATATCTTTTTAGTTGCACCTTTTGTTAATTGTTTAGCAGGAGACTCAGATATCTTTGCTCTTGTTGAATTAATTAACATTTGTTTTTGTTTTTCACTTAATTTTTCAGTTGGTGTACCACCTCCAAAAGCATTAAGTACTTCCGCTTTATTGGCTCTTTGTGATTTTGTTGTAGCATTTCTTTGCTCTACTTTTTTCTTTAAAGCTAAAGCTTGTGGGCTTTCTGCTCCGCCTAACCCTAATTTTACTTCTTTAACAACATTACCTTTAGTATCAATTTCTCTAGCAAAAGAACCAGCTACATCAAATTTATGCTCAGTAACAATAGGAGTAAGTTCATTCGTAGCAAAATTTCTTTTCAATCCTCCTGCTAAATCTCTTTCCGCTTGTCCTTTAGTATCTGCTTTTACTTTAGCTTGGCTTTCTTTTTGCTTCATGCGACCAAATCCAGTTAATTCAACACCAGATGTTGTCGCTTGTTTCATTGGAGAACAATTCATTAATGTAGGAGCAATACCTCTACCTGTTTTAGGCATGTTACCTCTGCCTGGAGTCATTTTAAATGGACTTTTCATTTTTTTTTATTTGTTTAGTTGTTTATTTATTTTTTACTCTTCTATATATAACATGACCTGGATTATCACTTGCGATATGTGCGGTCATAGTATTTTCATCTAAAATTACAAATTTTGTTATTGATTCAAAATCGTTTGGTTCAAAATATGCTCTAACGTATAATGTGTTTTTTGTTAATTGATAGCTTATAACATCAAGAGGTCTTCCACTTGTTGATGATACTTCTTCAATAAGAAATTCTTTTTTATTCGTAAAAGAAAATAATACTTCTGTTGCTTCTCCGTTTGATGTCCATTCTCCTTTTAAAAATTCTTTACTCATTTTTTGAGCGTTAGAGAATAACGATAATGCCAATGCTGTAATAATAAATAAATTTCTCATAGTGTATATATTTTATTAGATTAGTATTAATATATATATTACGTGTAATATTTACTTTTTATTGTTTTGCATAAGCTTCCTGTTCCCAAGGTAATTTTTTACTACCTTCTTTCATTGTTGCTCTTGGATATTTTTTACCTTTCCAGAATACGTGTGAATCGTTATAATCTAAATCACCTCTATTCATTTGATCTAAATGAACCTTCTCGTGAGAAACGGTTTTATTCTTTTTTAATATAGCAGGCGAAACATTTTTGTTCACAAGTATACTTCCTGTGTTAGTAGCCATACCTAAAACATCATCTCCCATATCTTGCTGATATATCGGAGTATTATCAATTTCGTACGGACTTCTTAGTTTAAACGCCATATTATATATATTATCTATTTTTCTTCTTTCTTATTTACTACTTGTGCCCATTTGTGTATTGTGTAACCTATGGATACCAATAACAATGTTATCTTTAAGAATGGCTCTATTGCTGTCATACTAATCATTAGCGACACTGCATTTAAAGTATAAAGTTTCAAATCAGTAAAACTCATTTTATCTATTTTTTGCACGTTGTGTAATAGGAGCAAGTGGTGCACCATCATATTCACAATCCAATTTTAGTTTCATGCCATCTTTACCGCCACTGAAACCTTTACCTTTTGGATAACTTGTTATATCTAATGGTCCATCCCATAAATGATTTAATCCAGAAACACCTTTTTTTTCTGCTTTCATTAAGTGCGGATCGATTGTTTTATTATTCATCATATCTTTGTTATTTAGTAATTACATTTGTGGTTCTTGAGCTGGATCCATACTTGACATTGTTCTGTCAAATGAATTTTCCATACCTGTTCCAAACACTCCGTTAATTGTTGTAGCGTTTTGTGGACTAAATGGTACTGGTGCTCCAGTTGTTTTAATATTAGGATTCATTGGTCTTGGGGTAGGTACTAAAGCAGGATTAGCCATTCTCGATTGAGATGTTAAATCTGGGTTAGCATCCATCTTTGGATTCAATGCTTGCGATGCATTTGTATAATTGTCAACTGTCATCTTAGGTTGTACATCTTGTAAATAATTTTTCATCGTGTTTTATCTTTGTTAACGTTTTGTATTGCTGATTGCAAAACAGTATCTGTGTACGTTTTACCTCTCATTATAATATTTCTTCTTTCGCTTGTTGGTATATCTTCATCACCAATCATAATACGGTACATTTTACTTATTAGTTGTTTACACCTGAAAGAGACTTTATATATATTGTATTTTTGAGTTGTATGGTTACGTTTTCTCCAAACCACTATCCACCCTTCTTTTAACAACCTGTCCCAGCGCATCTTATCCCAACTATATGTATAAGTACCAGTTTTATAATCCTGTTTAGTAAAGAAATCTAAACAATCAAAGTATATTAATAATTCTAAATCCGCATCAGCAAGATCATGGTTTCTACAAGCCCATCTCCTAATTATTCTGTAATGTTTTAATAAACCAGATTCACGTAGATCACTAGCTTCTAGCCGTTTCATAATACAACAACTATATCTTGTAATTTTATAACTGTATATTTATTACCTTCAAATTCGATAGTATGACCAGCATGCTTATCATAATAAATTTCATCAGCTTCTTTAATAAACGTTATATCATCACTAATTGATACAACTATTGCTTCTTTATATCTAATCTCTTCACTGTCTTTCTCTTTTAAAATAAGACCGTTCTTTGTTTCTGTTGTAGCTTTTACCTTCTTAGGTAAAATAACTATATTATTACCTATTGCCTTCATTAATTCTAAGATTATTTATTACACAATCGGTTGATAAAATAGTTGTAGCAACTGAAGAAGCATTCTTTAATGCAGACTTTGTTACAAGTAATGGATCAATAATACCGGCTTCAATCATATCGACTATATCTCCAGTTATAACGTTTAATCCAATTCCATTTGTATTCCAAGTTGGAATTTCAATTCCTGCATTTAATAATATTGTATTATGAGGAGCTTTAATTGCATTTAACAATACCCATTCTCCTTGTGTACTTCCAATGATATTCATTGAAGCATTCATTAAAGCAATTCCACCTCCTGGTACAATACCTTCTTTGATTGCCGCTTTTGTTGCACAAATGGCATCTTCGACTCTATCTGCTTTTTCTTTTAATTCTATATCTGATCCAGCCCCAACTTTTACAACTGCTACTTTACCTGACAATCTTGCTAATCTTCTTTCCAATCGAATTACTTCTGCTGGATTCTTAGCTGATTCTAATTGTGTTTTTACTGTATCAATAAGATCATTTACTTCTTGTGAATATTCTCCAACTTGAATAATTGTCTCTACATCGGTTGTTACAGCTTTAATGCATGATCCTAAATGTTCTGGAGTTATAAGATCCATATCATCTCCAAGATCTTCGTTGATAATTGTTGCACCTGTTAATAAAGCTAAATCATCTAATGTATCTTTTTTATTAATACCGTATGTTGGTGCATTAATAACGTTTGCTTTTAAATTACCTTTAACTTTGTTCATTGCAATTACTGAAAGAACTTGTGGTTCCATATCTGCAATAATAAGTAATGGTTTTTTTATTTTCATACAGTGTTCTAAAACACTTTGTATTTGTCTAATATTTTCAACAGGTGATTCAATGATAAGAACCAAAGCATTATCTAACTCTGCTGCTTTCTTAGAAACGCTTGTTATAAAATGTGAATTAACTAATCCTTTATCGTATTGAATACCATCAATAATTTCAATCTCTGTTGTATTAAGATCCGACATTTCCATCATAACGATACCATTGTCTCCTGCCATCCTAAAAGCATCCGCTATAATTTTACCAAGTTCAGGATCATTATTAGCAGATATAGTAGCTACGTTATCAATCATGTCTCCAGATACTGGTATTGCAATACTTTCTAAATAAGCAATTACTTTTTCTGTAGCTGATTCAATACCTTCCCTTAATTCTCTATTACTTGTGGTATTTGTAGATTTATAAGCATGATGTAAAATAGAATGTGTTAATACCGTAGCGGTTGTTGTACCATCTCCAGCTTCTTTAACTGTTTTCCTTGCGGCTTCCTTAAGTAACGTTGCACCCATATTTTCAACTGGATCTAATAGTATAATACTATCCGCTACTGTTACACCATCTTTTGTAATCACTGGTCTACCGGCTCCATCTTCTAATATTACACATTTACCACTTGCACCAAGTGTTGAGCTAACGGCTCTAGTTAATTTAGTAATACCTTCGAATATCTTATTCTTTGCGTCTTCCCCAAAGTTAAGATTCTTTACGATTGCTTCATTCATAATTTGATTTGATTTAATTTAAGTTGATAGTTGTATTATTACGTATATTTTAACGTTTTACGGTTAAAACAGTTTACTTTTAAATTTTTTGTACAACCATATAATTAATAACAATAACATAATCCAAAGAGATAAATAAAACATAAAACTTTTAGCTTCCTTCTTGTCAACTGTTTTTCCTGTTTCTTTCTTTGTTTCCTTAGTTACTGTTTTTGATTGTTTTAAGCTTGTTTTAGATACTTTATTATCATTAGAGTATAAAGTATTATCTTTCTTCTTTTTAATTAAAATACGTGCATTAAAATACTTTTTACCTTCTACAACAAATTCTTTAGTTGAATCTATAGGTACTACAGATATTTCATAATTTTCAACGTTGTATTTAATTTCTGTTTTGTTTGTAGTTTGAATAGAATCTTTTTGTATAACAACTTCTACAATTGTTTTGTCTTCTACTTTATCTACTTTATTTACTTTTCTGGCACCACACCCAATAAGTAATGTCGATGCTAATATCAATATTAAGTTTCTCATATTATTCTTTTATTTCAAAATGCATCCAATCATAATTCTTTTCTCTACCCAAAGATATAAAACCATGCTTGTAAAAAATATCAATCATTTGTTTATATTCTGGTCTCGCAAACCTTGCTGTTTTGCTTGTTTCTTTTAATTGATTTCTACCAGGATCTAAATCAATAGCTATTGCCCAGGAGTGCATTGACCAATCATTACCACCTCTCATTTTTCTAAAGTTAAAACAACCACCAAATAAATCGATACCCAATTCTTTTATCTTAGCATAACCATATACTCTTAACAGTTCATTAAATACTGCTAAGAATCTACCAGACACTAATTTATGACATCTCATTTTATTAACAACAGTCTCTTTATCCCAGGCTAATCGCATAGGATAAGGTAACAGTATTGTAACAAGATAACCATCACCAATTACATTTGGTTTACCATATTTAGATATTACTTCCTTGGTTGTCATTTTTTACTTTCATTAAACGTTCTACTATATTTGTAACACCTTCTATTGTTATATAAGAAGTTGCTATTATAACCCAATCAGTAGAAGTAATTGATGCAGTAAATAAACCTACTGAAGCAATTACAAATACTGTTAATTTTCTACTAACCCATTTGTTTAAGAATAAGTCTACTTTTTCTTTTCTACTCATTATACTAATAGGTTCACGACCTCGTAACCAGCTTGTTCTAAAGTGGCTTGTGTATAAGCTAAAGCAACCTCAATTGTTTGCATTTCGCCTTCTTTTAATTCAATTGTAAAGTTACTATCAGGCATATTTGTACTAATAGCGCTAGCCCCATCTTTAAAAGCAGTCTTACTTTCATAGTTTGACGTTGCAATTTCTAGAGTAGTTCCGTTTGCTCTTGCTGCAAATTCAATTCTACAATATACCTCAGTCAAATCAATGGCTGTACCTGTAATAATGATTTTTGTGTTTTCTGTTGATTTTACTAATAGTCCCATTTTGTTTTTGTTTTTAAATTATGAATGTCCACCCTGTGGATTT